TTAAAATAAATCTATTTTGTATGCCATATTTATACCAATATAATGATTAGTACTTTTAGAAGAGTGAGAAATAGTCTGTGATTTAGTTTCATTAATATAAGATAAATCTTGATTAAACCTAACCCTTCTATATTCTAATGAAATAACTGTATTTGAAATATCATAACCTACTGTTACTGCTAAAAATTTTATTCTAGAAAAATCATTTTCAAATTTTAATATGTCAGCAGGAACATCAGGATTATCAGAAGAGCTAGGTAACCCTCCCCCACTATGCTTATCTCCCGGTGTTAAAATATAAGAACCATATTTTATTGCTGTAACCAAATAACCATCTTCAAAAAGATCAAAATTATACCTTAATATAGCATAATATGGCATTGAATCTGCTTTAAATCTCGGTATTGTAAAAGTTTTAATTTCATCTTGTGAAATATAAAAAGTTTCTTCACTACTTTGAGTTAAATGTTGTCTATGATATCCCGAACCAAAACCAAACTCCCATTGATTAAACATAACATACGTTAGTTCTCCTTGAATAGCTGTTTTCATCGAAATTTTACCATCAACAAGACCCACTAAACCAGTAAAAGATGGAGTAAATCTAAAACCTCTATCATCAGCTTTTAAAATAGTAAAAAAACTAGAAAAAATTACGCATAAAGCAAAAAATCTTAACATTAAGACATTCCTATAGAAATTACTAAGATAAAAAATCATTATAAAATAATAAAAAGAAAATAATATAAGAATAAAAATAATAAAAGGGTTAATTATCAGTTTTTAAAAAATAACCAATTCCCTTGTATCCTGTTTCTACAGAAATACCCTCTTTTATAGTATAATTTTGATGATTAATAAAAGATATTTTAATAGCATCAATAATTATGTTTAAATCTTTCTCTGGAATTTTGTTTGTTAATAAACCAAATTTAATCAAAGTACCATCATCATTAAATGTTAATACTATCTCAAGATCTTGGTTTTTATTAAAACCAATCATATTTATTCTATTACCTTTTTTATTTTGATCTAAAGATACCAACATATAGTAATTTAATTTTTCTTCTTCCATTCTAATATTAAAGGTTCTTAAAAAATCATTCTTGTTAAATAAAATAAGAGATTTAGTATTACATCCATATACAAGCAAACTTAAAGCTAAAATAAAAAATAACGCTACTTTCTTCATTGTTCAACAAAACCTCAAAATAATTTATAAAAAATAAACTCTATATTTATACTAATATAAAAATAAAATTTTTGCTACTTATTAATTCCATAAATAAATTTATTATTCCTTTTGGTTATTAAAAAAAATATTGATATTACTTAATAAGCAATTCAAATATTTAAAAACTGATTTTATTTATAAATAAAATAAAATTGAAATAGTTGTTGAAAACTTAGTTATTTTTGCTATTATTATCTGTAGTTATTTATGGCGGGTATAGCTCAGTTGGTTAGAGCACCTGATTGTGGTTCAGGGGGTCGCCGGTTCGAATCCGGTTACTCGCCCCATTTAAAAAATTAAGGCTAAACCTAGTGTTTTTAGCATTTTTTTATTGCCTTTTTTATATCTCTAAAAAACCCTATAATTACCGACTATTGTAGCGGGCATAATTAAATGGGAATTTGTGCAGGATATAATGGGAATGGATTTTGAACTTTAATTTATTTTGTTAGTCAAGTTTTTATTTTGGAACGAAAAAAAGAGCATCTAATACTCTTTTTTTTTGAATTTTTATAACTTATTACTTATTTAAAACTAAATTTATTGATTCTTCTTTAGCTATTAATAAATCATTGCTTATTAAAGCTTCTATGCCCCACCCGTAGTTATCTAGTTTTTTATATTTATCTTTTAGTTCTGTTAGGTTGTTTATATCATTTTCTATTCTTGATTTTAAGTTTTCTATATCTAATATTAATGATAATTTTTCTTGGTTACTTTCTATTTTATCTAACACAAAATCATTTAAAAATTCAAAGTTTGTTAATGTTATACGACTCATTTTTATCTCCTTGTTCTTTAATTATATGAGAACAATACCTTAACCCTGTGGGTAAGTTATTATTTTATCTTTCCGCACAAACCCTTATTTTACGCTACTTTTTGAAGCCTTTTTTCTGCTATTGTGTAATATTCTTCTAACAATTCAAAGCCTATAAACTCTCTTTTCAGATTATTACATGCTATACCAGTAGTTCCTGAGCCCATAAAAGGATCTAATACTATTTGATTTTCTTGAGTTGTCATCTCAAGTAGTCTTTCCATAATCTGTATTGGTTTTACTGTTGGGTGTTTGATGTTGAATTCATCTTTATTATATCCTTGATGATTATGTGGTCTGCAACCCCATAGAGTAGTTAGTTTCTTTTGATTAAAAAGGTAAGAGTGTCTTGGAATTTTGTATTTTGTTATATTATAAATACTATCATTTACTTTTGATTTTCCTAGTTTTTCTTGTGTGGTATCGTTCGCTACTATTCTTAATTCTTCTATATTTTTACTAGTTTTAAGTAACTTTTTAACCTCACTAATAGCTCTTAATATTGTAGTTTTTGTTGTGTAGTCTATTACCTCTTCTTTTTCGTGCTCCCAATCAACAGTTGCCTTGTTAAGCTTGCCTTTACCTTTTGTGAATATCATTATCTTTTCGTGAACTCTTAACGGATATTGAAAAGGACTGCTATTACCCCTTTTATACCAAATAATCTCAGCTAAATAGTGGAATTTTTCTTGAGCTAAAGCGTTCCAAATACTCATAGTTGGTTCTTGTCCAAAGTACACTAAAAAACCGTTATCTTTTAATACTCTATATGAATTATTAATAAAGTTTTCAAAGTTGAAATGTGTCTCAATTTTATGATCCCACTTCAGTCCATAAGGTGGGTCAGTAATAATTGCATCTATTGAATTTGATTTGATATTATTGAATAAAGCCTCTTGATTTCCTAAGTGTATTGTCATTATTTCTCCTTTTGTTGACAATGTTAGGCTCTCTAGGGGCTCTGTTTAATAACAATTAATTTTATATATTAACTACTAAAATACTTGTAACATAAGTATTGTCATACCTATGTGTTACTTTTTCTATTCTATATTTTCCATTGAATTGGCTGTAATTTTCTGCTTCTTTTAAGCTAAAACTAAAACCTGCTTGCAAGTTTGGGTTTCCCTTTAAGCTTAAATTTATATATTGTTTTTCTTGGATTTCTTTGTACTTAGAGTTGATATAACTATTCTTTAAACTCTCATCTACCGCCATTTGCAGTATTAAATATGGCTCTGCTCCTAGTTTTGTGCTTTCTAGTTTTGCTGTCTTTGTATTCCAAGAATTATAAATAACTCCGTTGTAATATTTAGAATTAATATCTTGCTTTGTTATACTAATAATCTCTTCTTCTTGTATTTCTATAGATTTTGTATTTTCCTTAGAAATAAATACAAGGTTATTATCTTTAATATTAGCTATGGAATAGAATATTTCACTTAGCTCTGCTAGTATTTCAAGGCTACTTTTGTTTTCTTGGAGATAATAATCTACTTGCTTAGTTTTGAGGTTATTGTCTAATTGCAGAGTTAAACTTAAATCACTAGCTAAGGTTTTTAATACATCATCTAATGTTTTTTGTTTAAATACCCTATTTTGTTTTATTCTGCCCTTAGTTAAATCTTGTGAAATAGCTTTTATAGAAATAACACTACTAGTTGCATTTATATTTTGAGCAACAAACTTACCCATTTTATATAGATTATCATCATAGCCTATTGCTATTTCAATTATTGAATTAGTGCTTGGAATACTGATACTATCATCTGCATTATTTATACTTAAATCTAAGCTGTCTAATTGCAGTCCACTATTATCTTCAATTGCAAAATTCATTAGCTTTTCTGTTGCTAACTCACTAAGTTGATTGTTTATATATACTTGATACTTTAACTCCATAAAGTTACCCTACCTTGTGCTTCCTTTTTAACTTCTGGTAATTCAATAACTAAGCCCTGTTTTAAGTAAATTCCTTGTTCATACAAAAATATATTAGTTTGTAATACTAATTCTACATAACTAAATGATGAGCCATAGTTTCTATAAACTATCTCATCAAGCGTTTCATCTATTCTTTTTACTATATATTGCATATCTCTTAACTATATTTATTAATCGTTATACTAAAACTAATCTTTAGTGCATTTATTCCAGTTATAAAATCACTAGAATTTATTGAAATGCCTTTTACATACCATATTCCCTTGCCTCCACCTTTTAGCTTATTGCCCTTGTTATCTATCAGATACCAAGTTTCACCTTTATTACAAATTTCTTTAAATTTAGTAAAATTATCAAGCCCACAACCTATTTCTGTATTTATATAAACAAAACCATTTAAAGTAATATCATGGGTAGTTTTACTACTATTAAAGGCTACTTGAGTAATAGGTTTTGCAAATATTGATTTACCTTCTTCACTAGGTGTTTCCCAGCCATAGCTAATTTCTTGTGATAAACTATTTATATATAAATCGTTCTTATCAACAGAGAACTGGAAACTAAAACCGCTTTTTATTCCTTTTAATAGTAATTGCTTTTCGTGATTGTTCATATTCTCTCCTATTTGATCACGGACCTACGCTTCGCTACGGTTTCATGATTGTTTTTCTGCATATTTTTCCTTACATAATCAAAGAATTTAAAAGCTTAATTATTAACCTCCTACCATAGAAAGCTGTTCTGCCTTTGCCAATTCACGACTCATCTGCTTTGCTGTATCTACTGGATTTTGACTACCCGTAACATTTATATTATAAGTTTGGTTATTATTATTTGAAGAAGTAGAACTACTACCACCAATCATACTAGCCTCTTTTATTTTATTAACTCCATCGTTACTAACCGCTACCTTAGTCTAGCTACTACTAAATAAGCTCTTTGCAACGGATATTCCCTTATCCATCATCTTAAAAAATCCATTGTTAGATAGCCAATCAAAAAAACCTACAAAAAATTCTTTAACCTCGCTCCAATAAGTAATTAGTAAAACCGCTCCTGTTGTTAAGACAAAAATTAATGCTCCTATTGGATTACTAACCATTGCTAGTGTCATTGCCCTTATTGCACCTGTGGTAAACATAATCGCAGTTCTTAATATTGGCAAAATAGCAGAAAGTTGAGTTAAAGCGAAGAAGAACCTAAGCACTTTAGCAAAAGCCATTACTCCCATAAATACGCCTATAGCACCAGCTACACCCAAGAATGCATATCCTAAAGCTGGAAATTTAGTAATAGCATAATCTAACCCTTGAATAACTTGAGAAAAAACATCCAATAAACTACCTACAATAGGAAGCAATAAATTACCAATCGTGCCTGCAAGTTGCGATAATGTATTGCTAAATTTTGCTACCTTTGTATTGTAGGCTTCGTAATATTTAGCTACCTCTTGATTTGTTATACCCTTTGAGTTTTTAGTAACATCTTCTAAATTTGCAGACATTTTATCTAAATTAGCAATTAATGGTAGCAAACCTCTTTTACCTTCATCTCCAAATATCTCTTGAAATATTGCTGCTTTTTGATCTAAATTGAAACCCTTAGTTTTACTATCTATTTGCTTTAAAAACTCAACCAAATCTAAACTACCATCGGCACTTCTTGTTATATCTACTCCTAGCTTTTTACTTGCAACATTCATCTGCCTTAACACTGCATTTAAGGCCGTTCCTGCACTTGACCCTGTTATACCAGCATCATTTAACATACCCAATGCGGTCGCTGTTTGCTCCAAAGGTAATTTTATTGCACTTGCGGAGGATCCTACCATATCAAAGCCTGCTCCAAGCTGTCCAAAATTAGCAAACTGAAACTTAAGCTGGGTTTTAGCAAGAATATCACCAACTCTTGCCATATCCATATTAAAGTTTTTACTTGCCGTTGCCATTGTTGATGCCACAAGGTCTGCTTGTCCACCTGTAACTGTGGCAACATCTATTACATTTTTAGCACCCAATTTAGCTTGATTACCATTTAAGCCTACACTTAAAAGATTATATCCTGTATCTACTATTTCTTGAAAGCTAGCTATTCCAGTTGCTTCCACTTGTTTAAAATAGTCTTCAAACTCTTTTTGATCGTTATCTCCAATAACTGTGGATAACTTAATACCCAACATTTGCCTATTACCAGCCTCGGCTAGTTGGTTTTTTATCATGCTTCCTATTTTTAAAGCACCAAAACCTTGAGCCATAGTTTCTGATAAATCTTTAAAAGAGCTTTCAGTATTTTTAACCTCTTTATTGTAATTTTTAAATTGGTTACCACCACCAACTAGCTCCTTTGAGGTTTTAGATATAGATTTTGCAAGTTCTCCACCCTTAGTTTTTGTATTAACTAAAGATTTCTCTAACTCTTTAAACGACCGAGAGAACTTATCTTGCAATTCTAATAAAATACTTGTTTTTAGCTGTGCCATCTGTCTTCCTCGCTACTCTCCTGAGCACGTAGTTTTATCGCCTTGCGATTTATTATTTTTTTGTTGCACTTTGTTACACTGCGTGTTTATACTTATATTATGATGAAAGAACAAAATTCAACCTTTTTTAGTTCAATAAACTCAATTTATACTACTTTTGGTTTAATGGTTGGTCTTGTTATATCTTCTATTGTTTATCTTATACTTGGGTTAATAATATTTATTCCTTTTTACCTAGTTGGATATGGTGAAATTGGAAGTTACATAGCTTTCATACTAACGGTGTTTTTAAATTATCTTTCTTTAAGAAAATATATGTTAATTAAAGGTTATAACCCTCTTTCAAGTACACTAACTCCTGCTATAATATTTGGTTTTGTAATAATTTTTATTATAACTGCCATATATATGAATAGTAACTACCAACCTCCTTACTAATTAATTACTCTTTAATTCGCTTTGCTCATTAGAACCAAGTTTACTGCTATGCAGTAATTTAATTCTGCGGTTTTACCCTCTCCAACAATAAATCGTGCCACATTACAATATCACTTAATGTTAGCTTCCATAGTTCACTTGGTTGCCAATGAAAATGCATTGCTAAATTTGCTAGGGCTTCTTCTATATCGCTTGGGTAGGATTTACTAACTTTTTTCCTTTATTTTCACCGCTAAAACCGTCTTCATCTTCCTTTTTGGTTTCTTCCTCTACACCATTTAATATTTGTGTAACTGCAAAAACTAAACTTACAAAATCACTAGCTGTCATTATATCAAAACTTGCAAGTGGTATTTTAGGGCTTGATATTCTATTTAAGAAAATTACCCAATCATTCGTTGTATTATCTGATAATAATGTTTTTAAAGATAAACCCCTTAAATCTCCTGCTGTTGGTTCTCTTAAGCTAATTTTATTAGTTTCAGATGTAGCACCATCTTCTTTTGTACAAAGAATTACTGGACTTTTTAATGTTATTTCTTTTTGTATCATTATTGCTCCTTTATGTTAACTGCTTGTATTTATTTACTTTTAATACTATATTATTGTTATAAGTTAATTATTGAGGTTGTTTATTATGACTATTATTTCAGCAGGTTTATTCGAAGCTTTAAAAAAAGCTGGTGTACCTGAACAAACCGCAAAAGAAGCAAGCAGTGAGGTAGCCGAAGCTACTAAAACTGTTACAGCCTTAGAGAATAAAGTTGATAGATTAGAAACTAAAATGAATATACTTATCACTCTTAATGTAACTGTAATAGGTGCTTTTATTGCAACACTAATGGGTGTTGTATTTACCCTTATTATTAAATAATTCCTAACGCTTTCTTTGTTGCCAATAACTGATCTACTACCCCTACCATAAATGTATTTGTATATGGATCTATTGTTATTAGTGGTATTCTATCTTGTTTATAAATGCATTGTTGTAATGATATTTTTAGTTTATAACTTGGCATATCGCCTCTTTTAGCACTTCCCATATCGTACTCGGTAAATACTCCACGCATTTGTATTTCTATTGAGTTATTATTTATTAAACCTCCTTCTCCTTCTTGATAACCTCTAAAAGATACTAAGTTTCCTGTTGCACTATTTAGCATTCCCATTAGTAAAAATACAGCTTTTACCTGCTCTACCATTGTTATTGTGCATTCCATTGGCTAAAGTCCCATAGTAATTGGGACATTCATGTAACCAACCCTATAATCCTCTTTTTTTATTGTGATTTTTGGTAATTCTATTTCACTAACTTGCCCTGCGTATCTTGTTCCATCTATATATACTGCAAAATCTTTTAGTATTTTTGGTATTGTATTTATTCCCATTTGTGCATCCTCTTTCTTATAATATTTTTTGAAATGTTATATCACTAAATTTTAAGAGTTTTAGTTTTATATTAGGAGAGTGGTATGAAGTGTAGTAAAGCTACACGAGATAACTAAGCGACAACATATAAAACTAAAAAACTAAAATTTTATTTGAATAATTCTTCTACGTATGACTGATTTAAGCTTGCTCTAAATGTTAATCTCTCAAGTGGATTAGGTGGTAGTAAATCAAAATCTACTAATAACTGTCCGCTACTGTAACTTTCTTGAGTATTTGCATCCATATCTACCCAACAAGTTCCACCAAGTAGTGCTCCTTGAGAAATTAAAGTATTAATATAAGTTTGCACATTGTTTTGAATATCACTAAACAGTTGCTTAGAAAATGGTCTTCCTAATGCCCACAACATTGAACTATCTATTGCATCATATACTGTATCTACCGTTCTTCTTACACTTATATAATGCCACTTACTATCTTGGCTTGGAGAACGATTACCCCATATTCTATAACAACCACCGCTAAATATTATTGTGCCTACGCCATTTTCATTCATTAAATTGCTATCTGTTGTTGGATCTGAGAGTGCAAAAGAGATTGGTCTGCTTAAACCTACAATCCCTTTAACTTCCGTATTACTTGGAGAGCACCAAAAGCCTTTTTCATTATCATTTTTAGCAATTACTCCAGCCACAAGAGAAGAAGATGACACGGTTGCTGGAGTATAATTAAATGTTGGTTTATAAGTTGGATCTATAATATAAGCTCTGCTAGAACTTATATTGCTTGCAAAGTCTATAACATCTTGCCTTGTAGTATTAGTGCCATCTATTATTGCTACTGCTCTTAATTTATCTGCTATATCTATTAAATTATTTACAATAGAATTGGGTTTATCATCATCAGTTAAAATAGAAGATAAATATGGACATAACAATATTTTAGGCCTTACTTTAAGCTTTGCTTCTGCAAGCATTAAAGCATAAACTCCATTGTAACTTACAATATCTCCACTGGCATTTGTGATTGTCTCTGTTATATCTTCTCCATCAATTATTCTCACAACTACACAGATGGCAGAAACTTGATTATAAATTCCTCGCAAACTAGCTGGAATTGTTCCACTATCCATTCCTTCTATATCTTGTATTTTGGTAACAAGCACTGGAGTATTTAGTGGGAATTTTTCTTCTACATCCACGCCATACATTGTTCCCACAAGTCCTATTACTGATGTTGATGGTGTAGTTATTGTTCTACCGCCTGTGTCTACTTCAATAATCTCTATTCCGTTTAAAAATCCTGTCATTTAATTTTGTCTCGCTATTTTTATCATTAGATATTTATTTTTAATAACATGTACCATTGACCTGCGGTATTTTTCATGCGTGTTTCAGCTCCTCCTGTATTATCAGTGACTGATTTAGAAGCTCCTGAAGTTCTGTCTCTAGAACCTCCTGTCCTATCTCTTCCTCCCCAAGTAGTCCTATCGGTTTGAGAACCTCTATTACTACCTCCATCAAACGATATACCCACTCCATCTCCATTATTATAACCTATAAAACCTTTTTCGCCGTGCTGATGACTCATGTCGTGATCATGCCACATATCATGATCGTGTGCCATGCCGTGTTCATGTGCTTTTAAATCATCAGCCTCAAAGCTTCCTAATTCTCTTGTATTTGCTGATTTTATATTTCTAATAGTTCCATCATGCATTATTGGTACTTGGAAAGTACCATCGCCTCTATCTACTGCTTTAGAATTTTTAAAAGCATCTTGGAACTCTTCAATACTTACAAAATTTCCCTCTTCCATTAAGCCCCAAGTTTGAATGCCTATGGTTAATAGTTTTTCTCCTTTATTGGTGTTATTAGTATTAAACCAAGTATCTATACCAACTTTTGATTTCATAAGAGCAGTATTAGTATTTTCTAATATTTCAACTCTTTCTAATAACCTTTGCAGTGCGTCTGTTGTGGCAAATACTGTTTCCTCTAACATTATTTGAATATTTTCTGTATTTTCAACTCTTAAAGTTATATTAAAAATATTCTCTGTAACTATTTGCCCTTCCTCTAGTGGTGGACGATAACTTTCTGGCAATTTAACTATTGCTATTAAATCCTCATCAACATCAAATATACCTAGCTCTCTTAAATAAAAACCCTCTGCAATTAGAGCATTACCCCTTAAAACACATTCAACTACAATATTATTATTATTTGAATACTTAGAGTTAATTAAATCTCTATACTTTTCATTAACTAAACTTGTCATATCTTGTGAGGATGTAATTTCAGAACCTCCACCATCGCCTACTGCAAACCTCTCTAATATTAAAGGTTCTTCTACCGTTGCTCCTGCTATCTTAGATAATCCTATTGTTGTTATAACTACGTCGTTCATTATATATACAACCTTTTACTTATTAAAATAGATCCCCCTATTTTAATAGTACCTGAAATCGCATTTGTTTTTTTAAATGTCAATAAAAGCGAGAGTCTTTTTACTTCTTATATTAATTTGTAAATTGTTTTATACTGCTCTGGACTATAAATAATTTCATTTTCATGTAAGTTTAATTCTGCAGTTCCTTTTTGTAAATTTCTAACTCCACTAACATCTTGCCACCATTCAACAATAGTTACATTTAGATTTAAGCTCTTCAGTGCTTCTTTTAATGAAGCTAAAGTTCCCTTTTGTTTATTTACTAATAGTGCATTTTGACACACTGCTCTTTTTTGTTTAATATCCCAAGAACTATCCCACTGATTAACTCCTAAATACAAAGCTAAGTAAGGCAATAAATCTTCTCTACATTTAGCTGGGTTCCAAAATTCTTTAATAATATTTATAGGCAAGCTCTCAAACTCTCTTAGAACTTCTTCTAAGCCAAGCATTAAATCTGTTTGATACGATTTTGCTAATAAGCTATTCATTTTTTATGCCTCTTGTCCTTCTTCTATTTTAATTTCACTACAATAGGGTGCTTGAGCTGGAGTGCATTTTATATTGGCAACTGGGCTTATGATTATTACATCTTCCACATGCTCAACAAAGCTATTACTATAAATTCCAGCCTGAGATATAAAACCATCAAGACGATGTTCGCTATTTACATAGCTTTGTAAATTGCTTTTAATTTCTTCTATAATTGCTTCTTTATCTACCACGTTTCCTTGTTTAAAAATTATTTGTAATTCTATGCTAAAATCTACAATTGCAACCCCTGTTACTATAACATAGTCGCCCATTGGACGTATATCTTGAGCATTTAGTTTTTCATAAACCTTCCTTATTAATTCTGCTGTAGCTTCGCCATTGCCATCGTATGATAAAACTGTAATATCAACTTGCATTGGAGTGTTACTAACTGCACTTATATCTTTAATCTTACTATCTGCTAGTTTTCCAAAATAAATATACGATGCCTTAGGTCCTGCAACACTAAAACCTTTTGGAGCTTCCATTATTCTTCTGCGTAATTCCTCATCTGCCTCATAAAGTGCCGTTGTTGGAGGCACTGTTGAAGTATCTTCCTCTTGAATTAGTTTTCTTTCAATGCCATATAATTTACCTAAGTTCTCTAAATCACTACCGCTTGCATAATCTAGCATTACTGCATTAATTGAATTATTTATTCTGTTTCTTAAAAGCCCTTCTGTGTAGCTACTCTCTTCTAATAATGCAATAGCTGGGTCGCTATCTACTAATTGATTTGCAATAGTAGGTATTATTTCTTTTAGTTTCGCTTTTTTCCTATCTAATATTTCAGAAAAAGATAATTCTTCTACAGCCTTAGGTAAGATTGACATTGGTACTTTCACTTGCGTTATAATTAATTTCTAATATAAGACCTCTATTACTTAAGCTATTATTATTTTTTATACTTACACTATCCACCAAAATACGAGCATCGTTATTTTGCAAAGAGCTTATAACCTCAGCACTTATTTCCATTGCAACATTATTTATAGGTTGACCCAAATAATTAACAACATTACTACCAAAATTTCTATTTAATACTCGCTCACACTTTGGACTTAAAAGTATTAAATTAACGCTTTGATTTAAGCTATCTTCTTTTGATAATGCTTTGCCTGTATTAATGTTCATATTATTTGTCTGCCATTTTAGTTTCTATATCCTGTGATGTAGTATTACGTGCTTGTTTTGTAGTTTGTTTTAATTCTTTTATACACTTCCTATCTAACCACTCTTGGGCTTGGCTTTGCGTTAGTTTAATTAGTTGAGATTTTTTATATAATTTGCCATTTACCCAACAATCTTTTGTTACCTCAAATTGCTCTTGTTCTTGTGAACTATTTATTGTTTTTCCCATTTTGCCTCTCTTCGTTCGCCATATCCAAGTTTTCACTTCGTGAATTTAAATTATTGCGGATTAATCTTGCTCCTTTTTTTAAATTGCTATTCTCTTGGGTAATTGTTAGGCTGTTATAAGTACGATAACTAACCAGCTCCTCTGTTGAGCCTAACAATATCCAAAGCCTAACTTCTAGGAGGCTAACCCTAGAAAATACCACCTTCATGGCAACCTATTAAAATTCTAACTAATTGATCCCGTTCCAGTTCCAGTAACAGGACCACCTGTAGCACTTGTACCTGTTACGGCTGTACTAACCGTGCCTTTTTTAACCTCAAGCAAAACATTCTTTACAATAATACTTATAAATTCTTTTGTTTTTTCTGTATTTCCTAGATTAAAACCTTTGGAGGCTAGCTCAGTTTCTATTGTTGAGATACAACTCTGTTCGTTCATTGGCACCTACATAGCTCCTTTTATTTTACTGCTTCCCATTGTATGAGGAGCTCCTGTAAAAGAACAAGTGTGCATTTTACAAACAACTTCGCCACCGCTATCATCACCTAATATTATTTGATCACTCTTTATACTAGCCTTTGGGCTTTCTATATTAATTTCTGTAGTAGCTTTAATTTCTAACTTACCAGCTTTATAAATTATTGATCCGCTAGCAAATTCAAGTCTCCATTCATCACTATCACCATCAAGATTGCCCTTGTAAATACTTGGAATAACTACTGCTTGATGTAAGTTTCCAGCTTTACTTATTACTACAACTTGATCACCTATTTTAGGCACAAAATAAACTGTTGCATTACCACTTGAGTTTACTAAATATGGTAATTTAGGACTTTCTACATCATTTCCTAAATCTACAACTACTAAATTCCCACTATATATTTCCTTAATTGTGCCAAAACGAACTATGTTATTTACCTGTTCTTCTAGCTTTACTATTCTTTTATACCAATTAAGCATTTTTATTTTTAACCCAATTTAAGTTTCTTTTCATGTGTTTAAATCTTTCTCTTAATGCTCTTGCTTTTTGTGGTTTCTTTGTGTTTTTTTTATAAAACACCACTTACACTTCATATTCTGCAGTTTCATCATTAACACCATCACCATTTATATCAGTATTTGCTTTCCAACTCTTAGGAAATTTGCCTTGTTCTTCTGCATCAAACCTGTCTGTTCCTAAAATACACTTTTGTTGCCAGTTTACTTGCCACATTGCTATATCTGTTCCTAATAATTCTGGTCCGTAATAATTTTGGGCTGTTACTGAACTTCTATCTGTTTTAAAAGTATTTTCTACTCCCCAAAAACCATCTTTAACCAATAGCACGACACTCTGTAAGAATTGTAATGCTATTTCATGTCTGCTATCTGGAATATCTATATCTTTGGTTATAAATAAAACACTTAAATCCATAGTAGCTTCTAGTTGATTGGTATTTATATTAAGTGTTGGATTTAACCCAGCCAAACCAATTCTTAATGCTGGGGCTTCTGCTGTGAATTTTTTAATATCTTCAACACCATTAAAGCCACCACCAAATATTCCTACATCTTCAAACTCTGGAATTGCTTCCTTAATTTTTGTTTCAATTGCTTTTAATAGAGTATTAAAATAATCATTATTCATTTTATTAGTCCTTAGTCGTTTCAATTAAGTTTTAAACAATGAGTAAGGCTATGAGATGTATAAACTACATACATAAATAGCCGAGCGAAGAAGTATAAATCTTAATTCAAATGACTATAAATCTTCCATGTATAGCTTTACTAAGTTATCTACATCTTTTTTATTTTGTTCACCCATACCTAAAAATGTTCTCTTTGGTATCTTTCTTTTTTCATAACCATAGTTATGAACTGCGGAATACTCCACATTACTACCTACCTCAACATTATTGCCCTTAACTTGGTAATTAATGCTTCCAAATAATCTTTGAGTATTTCTTAGAATATTTATACCCTTACCGCTTTTTTTATACTTAGAACTCCATGCAACCCATTTTTTACCATCGGGATCAGTTTCGCTAACAAATCTATCTTGCGTTTGAGTTTCTACCAAAGCACCAATATTATCTAATAGTTCGCTTGGATTAAATTTAGATAGAGAATTTACAAATTTTTCTAACTGGCTTGTATCAAACTCTACTTTAAATGCACTTCCTACCATGCTTACAAACCTCTTAAAGTTTTTCTATTAAATAATCTTGGGCTACCTTCTAAAAATGCAGAATATTTACCCTCTTCAATATTAGGATTTTCTGGGTCAACTGGAATTTTTCCCTCATCAGGCAGATTTGCAACTCCTTTTGCTATATCTTTCAGAGTAGCTATTATATCCTCATATCTTTTACGCTTTTCATCTGTTAGCTTATCTAGTTCCCTACTTCTTTTATAAACAGCAACAATAACAGTCCACTCTTTTACTATCTCTGGAATAACATCATACTCTTTAAATAAAGGAGTTTTGTATCTTCTACTTAAATAGATATCTATTTCACTGCTAGCAGATTTTAAGGCTTTTTCTAGTGCCTCTTCATTAGTAGTTCCATCTTTATTATTAATAAGGATATTAACTTCATTATTAGAATAAAAAAGTCTTGCATCTGTTATTGTTGCGTACATTTATAACTACACTATTTAACGATTTGAATTGTTAGTTTCGGCTCTGCCTTTAATCTTGCTAATGTTGGCTTATCTACTTTTAACTCTTGATATTCATTAGTAAATTTTGTTCCGCACCTTAAAAAAGATTTAACTCCTTTTTCTGCTACCTTACCTTTAATTAAAATTAATTTATTATTTTGTGTATCAAGATTTTCTTTAACATCATTTTCCTCTGCACTAGATTGTTCCGCTACAGGATTATTATTTGTATTATTACCAAAAAACTTTACCAACTCTTTATTCTCCTATTGTGTAGTTATTTTAATTTGACTATGCTAACCATTCTGAGCTAAATACTTCTAATGCTTTATAAAGCACGTTAGACTTTGTTCCATTCATACTTGTTGTAATTTGCATCTCTAACAAATCTTTGGCAATCCATTCCATATTAGGTGCTACTACCAACACGTTTGGATTAATTCCAAGCGGATTACCTTCTTCATCCTTAAAAGACTTCATTTTAGAAATAGCATTTTTTAAATTATCAGCCGTTAGCTCTTTAGTAGAAGCAAAAGCCATTTGTGGAAAACCATAACCTGCAGAAAACCTAGCTTTAATGCCGTATATCATTTCGTTATGGCTATCTAGTCTATAATCTAGTTGTTTTAAAATAGGATTTTCACGTCTTTGGAATATTAAAGGCTTTAATGCACGTCTAGTATCTAAAACGAACCATGGAGTTTCATCTCCAGTTGGTGTATCGGGAGCTTCAGTATTAGAAAATACACCTGCTCCTACTGGATGGTCTGTATCAAAAAAATACTGTCCATCATAACAAGTATTTTCAAAGCCCTTTTTTAATAACTCAAAAATATATCTATTTGGATAAACTGTTGCCTCAAGTCCCATCTCAGAGAATAATGGTGCATAAACCCCAAATTTATCATCGTTTAAATCATCAACGGATACATTTACGCTCGACTCATAAGTTTTATTCTGAATGATATAACCATGAGAGGCTATATTCTTAAGAGTTCTCTCTCCAATCCACTCTTTAAGTTTTGGAAATTTACCTAACCAATGGTATGTTTCACTATCGCTATCACTAGTTACAACCGTTGCTATTTTTTCATAATGATTTGGTGCTGTTGGCTTGCCTTTTTCAAAGCTAGCATTTGCTGATGTGAATAGTGCGTCTAATTTTGCATCTTTAATAATTGCCATTGTAGTTTATGCTCCTTGCTCTTCGTTATTTTTTTTAATAATTTCTTTTGATTTAAGTAGATCTTCCTCACTCAACCCCATTTTCTTGCCTATTGATATTTCCTCTGCACTAAGAGAATGAGTTTGTGGAGTTGCAATAGTTTTATTTGCTAGCACCCTTTGTGTTAATTTAGGCTTTGAATTAAGATGTTGCCTTACATTTTCTAACCCTTCTGAGTTTCTACATAAATCCAAGTAAAAATCTCTTGAGCTTTCCGCTACTTGCCCTTCTTTAATTGCATTATCAACAATGCTATTAGCCTCGACTTTAAGATTATTAGCTTGTATCTCATTTAATTTAGCTTGCAATTCATCTCTGGAATTTAAAACTAGATCATAGTCAGCCTTAGGCATAAAATTATTAAGGTCTATTTTTTGTTCTTTTAATTTCATAACCGCATTTAAGCTAGCTGTAAAATCTGCATTCTCATCAATTCCTAATGTTTTATTTAATAACTGTATACTCATTTGTGTAATGCTCTCCTTTTTAACTTCTTGTTGATTGTTATTCTCTTTATTCTCTTTATGGTTTAGTGCTGGCATTTTTAAGTTTGGGTGATTGGTTAATGCTACGCTCGACAAAAACTGCACTTCGTTAAACTCATTTGTATAAAATGCGGGGCTTATATATCTATATTTCTTTTGAGATACTAGCTTTGCTCCATCATCAGTCCATTCAACACTAGCCATTAAGACGCCGTTTCTACTAAAAATTGATTTAATCCAACCTGATGCTTCTGTAGAAAATCCATACTCACTTTTATGATCAACATCTATGGGAATATCTTGTCCGTGTTTTTCCCAACCTAACAACACATTTTCAATTGAATATGTGAAGCTTCTACCATCACGACCAATAACAGGACTGGCTGGTAAAAGCATAATTTCACTAGGTAAATTCCCTGTGATTTCTGTAGAGTGAATTTGTAATATATTATTCATATGCAACTAATTTTTAATTGTTTCTAATACTTTATTTACAAATACTTTACAACATCTAATAAGCAGTTTTAAGTTATCAAGTGGATACACAAAATGTAGATATTTATTAAAATAATTTATGAAAAGAGAACGTGATTTCACAGGCGATAAGATGTGAAATCGTGAATAAGATAATATGTAATTACAATATGAAATCACACTGTAATAAGTATGAAATAGGTAATTAATTATGCGTGTAATCGTGAAATAAAAAGATGAGAATTCACATGAATAATAGTGTGATTTTAAGCGTGAAAAAAGACTATGAAATTACAAAAAAAGGGAGTAAAAAATAATCTCACTCCCTTTTTTAAAAAAGTATTACTATCTTTTTCTACCGCTTGGCTTTTGAGACAAAGCAGATCCTGCAACTGCTTTTACAGCTTTTGAATAATTAGGGCTTCTTAATATTTTAGAAGCTACCCTAGCTACTGAACTTGATGTTGTTTTACAACTATTTTTACTAAATTTTGTCATTATATCATATCCTTGTAATTTTTAATTTCTATTTTTGGTAAACTATTATTAATGGTAGTAAATTTTTCAAAGAGCCTAATATTAGTATCAAAAACCGATAATCTTTGATTAAGTAATTTACTAAAAGCTAACATCTCATTCAAACTTTTACTATTTGATAAAAGATATTTGCTAATAGATTCTATTCCGTTAAAACTATCTAGTAATTTACTAGTATTTAAATTGCTTATTTTACAAGATAACTGATTTGCTTCTTGTAATTTATTAAGTAAGTTGTTCATATTGAACTCCTATATTAAGTTAAAATTATGATAGGATAGTTCAGAAAACAACCACCAATATAATTACAAATATTGCAAATAATCGTGACTTATGATATAATAAATATATGTTTTTATATTTCTATAATATCATATAGGTATATTTTCTCAGGTTATCCAACCCTGTTACCTAGAGTCTTGCAAGTGCAATTGCAAGACTCTTAGATTCTAGTATTATTCTATTCCATAGAGTATAAATCTATCCTTTTCATTAATATTTAATTTGTCTTTATTATCTGATACCAGCTTTTTAATAAAAGTAGGGTGCTCATAATCAATACTTACTGGCTCTACTTTTCTATATCCTAATTTTGCCATATTAATAAACAATCCTCTATAAGCATATTCTTTTATATTACCAAGTTCTTTAGTCTTCATTAACAATGAAGACATAGATACTTTCCATTTATTCTTAAGCATTGCTAATCTTTCTAAAGTAATATATGACAAATCATCACTAATACCTTTTTCAGGCATTAGAAATTCAGAAGCAAAATAATCTGCTTCTTTTTCCATTCTTTCTGTAGGGTTATCTTTATGAAGAATTAAGTGGGCAAGTTCGTGTGATATAGTAAATCTTTGTCTATCTCCTGTAATTTTTCTTGATACAAATATTACAGGTATATCATCAATCCAATAACTAAAACCATCTACTAATTCTGTTTCAAAGTCTACATCTATTACTAATATGTTATTTTTTTCTAGATGTTCTACTAAATTAATAATAGGGGTATCCTTAGAGATATTAAGAATTTCTTTTACTAATAAAACTCTATTTTTTATAGATTTTTTGTCTGAAACATTCAAATCTTTTGTTTCACCATCGTAATTATTACTAGCTTGATACGGTACTTTGATATCTAATAGTTTTGATTTAAATGTTTTTTGATTTAATAAAAGATCTTCAATATTATATATAATAATATTGATTTTACCTTTTATTTGTAAGAATACTTTTTTTGATAAAGATTGTTTTTTACGGAAGTTTCCATTAATACTTAAAGGCAAACCATAATGTTGTTTTTCTTGGTAAAAAAAAGATTTAGGCAATTCTAGAATATTCATTAATTGCTTTAGTATATCATCACTTATCTCATGAATACCCATTTCTAACTTAGATAAATGCCCTTGAGATACTCCATTTAATTGCTCTGCTAACTCTTTCTGAGTATAACCTCTAAGCTCTCTCGCTAAAATTAACATCTCTTTATTAAACATTAAAAAAAACCCTTAAACATAATTTATCTTACTTTAAAGTATTGTAACATTAACAAATTTTAAAAGCAACAAAATAAACTTTAAAAAGCCCGATAATTATGCGTGTTTTTTTATTTTAATCTATATTTTAAAACAAAGTTGATTTTTTTATAGTAAAAACCTATAATTTAATTGAGTAAGCATATTGACAATTACATGCAGTCTTTTGATGTTCGGAAGTTGTGTCCGAAGTGTGCTTACTTATTATTATTTTCCTTTTCCTCTTTTTTTATTTATTTTAAACAATGTTTGTAAGTAAATTTCATTTTTACTTGTCTTTTTTATTACTGCTTTTATATGATTATTATCATCATAATCAACATAACTTACCCAATGGTTAGGTTTATTATGTTCTTCTAACAAATCATTATCAATAATATCCTGAACCAATAAATAATCTTTTTGTTTAATGTCTGCGTGTTTTTCTCTAGCTTTTTGGCTTGTATATCCACTAAATCTTACGCTTGTATTGTTATCTAATTGTAGTGTAGTTTTAACTTTTTTATTAGATATTAAAGCTATTGGTAGGTAGCTGTTATCTTGTTTATTACCACTTAGATAGTGTTCTTCAAAGGTTTGGCTTTGGATTGTATCGTGTGTTTAGTTTTCTTTTAAGTGGCGGGAGTGACCGGGCTCGAACCGGCGACCTCCTGCGTGACAGGCAGGCGCTCTAACCAACTGAGCTACACCCCCACTATAAATAATTTACTAACAAAATTATACAATTCGAAAAAATAAATTAAATTATTTTTAAAATTATCTGTTTAATAAAATCATTTAATTAATAAAAATTTCAATTAAATGGTGGGCGGTAAGAGACTCGAACTCCTGACATTCTCGGTGTAAACGAGACGCTCTACCAACTGAGCTAACCGCCCTTTAGGTAGGTAAATTATATAATAAAATACCTACAAATATCTTTTAGATATTATCTTTTATTAACAACGTCTTTTAAACCTTTACCTGATCTAAATTTAGGAGCTTTTGAAGCTGCAATTTGAATAGGTTCACCAGTTTTAGGATTACGACCATTGCTAGCTTTTCTTTCAACAACATTAAATGTACCGAAACCAACTAAACGAATTTCTCCGCCTGAAGCTAAAGTATCACCAACAACTTTTATAAAGCTATCAAGAGCTTTTGTTGTATCTGTTTTGCTTAATTCAGAAAGACCAGCTATCTTTTCTACTAATTCTGCTTTGTTCATAATAAGATCCTTTTTTTTATTAATCTTTGAAGCTAACTAAATTATTAAAATTAAACTTAGTAGCATTCAGCCCTCATTCTCCTTATATATTAAAACATTTATATAAATAGTCAAGAGCTTTTATTATCTTTTTTACTTTTTCTTTAAAATCGCAAATTCTAATACTTCCTTAAAATCTACCACGCACACAATATTAAGTTCTTTAAGGGCAGAAGCAGGAACATCTATTAAATCTCCTTCGTTATCTTTAGGAATTATAATATTTTTAATTCCAAATCTAAGAGCTGCAAGAATCTTTTCCCTTAAACCACCAATAGGTAATACTTTGCCCCTTAGAGTAATTTCTCCAGTCATTGCAACATCTTTTCTTACTTTTTGTCCGCTAAGAGCAGAATACATCGATGTAACCATAGCCACACCAGCTGACGGCCCATCTTTTGGTGTTGCACCCTCTGGAACATGAATATGTAAATTAAAATCAGTAAATAAATTAGCATCTAGACCAATTTGCTCAGAATTAGATTGCAATAAAGAATATGCGGCTTTAACCGATTCTTGCATTACTTCTCCTAACTTACCAGTCATTTTAACCTCACCCTTACCTGGGAGTTTTAAGGCTTCTACATACAGGATATCACCACCTACTCTAGTCCAAGCCAAACCTGTTGTAACACCAACTTTATCATCACTTTCTCTATCCGAATCTTTAAACTTTGGAACGCCAGCATAGTCTATTACATTTTTTTCTGTAATTTGTGCAGATTCGATTCTCTGTAATACAATTTCTTTAGCTACTTTTCTTGCAACACCTGCTATTATTTCTTCTAATTTTCTTACACCACTTTCTCTTGTGTAGTTTCTAATTAAAGAAATTAAAGCTTTATCATCCATTTTCATCTCTTCTAAAGACAAAGCAGTTTCTTCCATTTTACGAGGTAATAGGTGTCTTTTAGCAATCTCTAACTTCTCTTCCTCAGAGTATCCGCTTAGTTGAATAATTTCCATTCTATCAATTAAGGCTTCTTGCATATTTAATGAATTAGCTGTTGTAATAAACATAACATCAGATAAATCGTATCCAACCTCAATATAATGATCAACAAAAGATGAGTTTTGCTCTTTATCTAACACCTCTAAAAGTGCAGAAGAAGGATCGCCTCTAAAATCTGAACTCATTTTATCTATTTCATCTAATAGAATCAAAGGATTGCTTACCTTTGCTTTTTTCATGGCTTGAATAATTTTACCTGGCATAGCACCAATATACGTTCTTCTGTGTCCTCTAATTTCAGATTCATCTTTAACACCACCTAAAGATATCCTCACAAATTCACGACCAGATGCCTTAGCTATAGATTTAGCAAGCGAGGTTTTACCAACACCTGGAGGTCCCACCAATAATAAAATAGGAGCCTTTATTTTTGAGGATTTTTTTAATACAGCTAAATATTCTAAGATTCTCTCTTTAACTTTTCCTAAGGCATAATGCTCTTCTTCTAAAAACTCTTCAGAACTTGAAAGATCAATCACAGCCTTAGATTTTACTTCCCAAGGAAGCCCAAGAACCCAATCAACATAGTTTCTAAGAACCGTAGCTTCTGCTGAAATTGGATTCATCATTGCTAGTTTTTTAATTTCTGGCTCAATTTTTTCTTTAGCTTCTTTGGTAAGCTTAGTTCTTTTAGCTTTTAGTAAAAGTTCTTTTACTTCATCTTTTACATCTTCACCATTATTCAATTCTTTTTGAATAGCCTTAACTTGCTCATTTAGATAGTAATCTTTTTGATTCTTCTCCATTTGTTTTTTAACTCTATCGCGAATTTTTTTCTCTACAACAATAAGATCTAATTCTACCTCTAAAATAGAGTTTACATAGGCTACACGTTCTAAAAGATTATCCATTTCAAGAATCTTTTGCTTTTCTTCTTCTCGAATCTGAATATGAGAAATAATTAAATACAAAACTTCATCTAGCGATTCTATTTTTCGCAAAGAAGGTAAAAGTGTACTTGGAATTTTTTTAGTAGCATCTATGTAATTTTTTAAATTTACAAAAAGGCTTTCTTTAATTTCAACTAGCTTAGAATCATCATAATGTTTAGAATCTCTTTTAATTTCATACTTAGATTCTATATAATCATTCTCTTCTGAAAACGATTTGATTTCTACTTTATCTAAGCCTCTAACAGCAATTTTAACACTACCATCTGGCATTTTAACTATTTGAATAATTTCTACCAGAGTACCAATATTATAAATATCTTTCTCTTTTACATCTTCCTTAGAAGATTCTTTTTGAGTAACAACTATAATTTTATTAGAATCTTTTGTTACTTTAGCTAAGGCGTTGATTGATTTTTCTCTTGTTACAAATAAAGAAACAATCATATGTGGAAAAACTACAACTTCTTTAACTGCAATTACTGGTAATATATTTGCTTCTTCTTGATTACTCATCGCATCCTCTTATTTTTTTACAAATTAAGTATATTGTAAGATTAATTAACAAATCCTTAATAAGCATTACATTGGTATTTCCCTACAAAAAAAGGGTGTTATCTTATACAGATATCACCCTAAATTAAATGACTTTCTTACCTATATAATTTTACTTATACAGAGCATGTAGTGTTATTTTTGTTAAAAGCAAATAAGATAATAATCAATTATTTAATCTCTTCTTCTTCCAAATTTGACGTTAAAGCAAAATGAGATAAAAAACTTTTAATAAATATCATTTTACCTTGAATTTCTAATAAATTATTATCCATTCCAATTATTTCTTCTAAAACTGGATTAATTTCCTTAGAATATTCTTTACTCATATTGTAATAAATACGATTGTTTTTTAAAGAGGTCATAAATACGGAGATAAAAGCTGTTCTTTTATTACCATCTGTAAAAGCATGAATTTTTGCTATCCTATGAAAAATTAAAAATAAAAAATCTTCTACTTTTTCAAAAGGTTCATAGTAATTTTTTTCATTTATTCCAAAACAAGTACTACACAATTTATCAAAATCTATATGTTTATATGGATATTTTTTATCATAACACCTTATAATTTCATCTGTTTCCTTCTTAATCCTATCAAAATCTATAACATTGACAATGTATTTATCAAAACATTGACCTACAACATAATAAAAAAATACATCACGTATATCTATTTGATAATTAAAAGACAT